CATCGACTGGATCTCCTTCTATCAAAGCTAAATATTCATTAACTTCATCTATGTGCTGATACAATTCCTGCCATTCTCCTAAAGCGCCTATATAACCAGCGGTATTACCATTAGGCCATTCAACCAAAACTGCAAATATCGCCTCATATATTCTATCCCAATCGTTGCTTATAATTGTTTCTGAGTTAGAATAACCTTTAAAATCTTTTAAAGCAACTTCTTCATCTGTAGTAGTTACTACACTGGGGAATTCATCAATCAAATGTCCATCAGTAGTAAAAGGATATAACCCACCATCTTCTATAATTTGAATACAAAAAGCACAATTATCAGTTATTACAGCTACACCCATTGCTTTAGAATTATTTTCAATATCCCATTTATCCTTTTTAAAGAGTTTGTTATCTACATCAAGGATATATACTCCATTTGCTATCGTTGGATACACTTTGGTACTACCCAAATACACAGCTTTTACTGGAGTAGTACCAACATATGCATTTTTAATATCTTTATTAGTCATAGTTAACCTGTTATTATATAAAGTGTATTAGAATCCTTAACGGTAAGTTTATCATATGCGGTTTGAGTCAATTTTATTATATTGGTTACAGTGTTGCTGGTTACAGGGGTGCCTACGGAATTTATGTATGTAAGTTTATAACTGTTTGAAGAATCTTTTATAATGAGAGCGACTTGACCAACCTTTTTTAAACTCATAATAGAGTAATAATAGTCATAAAAAGTAATATTGGATACTATGTTTATATTATTGCTTGCATCATAATTTAAAAACGCTCCAAAAATAGGTTCGCTTGTGCCAGATGATTCAAATTTACCTGGTTCTGCTTTATCGTAATTTATAAAATACATGTAATCATTATTTGGAGTTATCTTACCATCAAAAGCAGATACAATTGCATTATACTCTTGTGCTGTAACTGTAGTTTTGTTCTTATCCTCAAACTTAATAGCATTAATAGCATCAAGAATATTGTTCTGCGTTTCTTGTGGTAATACTACGCTACTAGTTGGTATTGCTTTGTATTGACCGTTATCGGAGAGGTATTTTGTACCGGAGCCAGTATTTTGTAAACTTTGTCGATTAGATACCGAAGTATAGGTCTTGTTACTCTTATTAATAATTACGGTTGTTACCATTAATCCTATAGAGTGATCACCGGAGTCTACTGTTAAAAAATTTGTTATAATACTATATGTTTCAGTAGAATTACTAATTGTTATCGGGCTAAATCCATCAGGATCCGTTTCAATTCTTGCTGTTGTTATTCCTTTGTTTACTGCATCAACTATCTTTTGATAGTTTTCATCTGATAATGTACCACTTTCACTTGGAAATAAAGTTGTTAAGTCAAGATACTGATTGCTAGCTATAATCTCTGACCATTGTTTATCTTTCCTACCATATATCTTACCATCTGAAGGCGCATCAGGAAATTCTTCTACACCGTAATTGGGTAGTTTTACCCACTCTCCATCTTTCTTTATTTTTATTGTACCCATATTATACTAAAGTTACATAGTTATCTACTAAACTTGACAAATCATGTGAAAGTGGCATTTCACTATTCCTAATACATAAATACACTTTACTGTTCTGTGTATAGTATTTATCCTTAAATAATTCCATAGGTGGTATATAAGGTATGGGATCTTCTAATGTACCAGCATGATCTTTATCAACCACTTTATATAAAGATGCTGTATCTACTCCAGGAATCCAATTTTCTTGTAAAGTATGATCCTGTATTACTTCATACAATATATCTGAATTATTTGTTACTACTCTAAATCTAAAACCCTTAGTAACAGAAGTACCATAAGAAGCATCTCCTTTTCCCCATACAGGATAAAGTGTTTTCATTTCTAAAGCTTTATCCGCAGTAAGTGAAGAAGCGTTAATTATAGTTCTAATAAAATTAATAGCTTGTGCTTGTTCATTATCAAACTGTCCCGTATCAACTATTTTCTTTATTTCATCATAAGATGGATAATGATTAAATACATGTTCATTGTATTTATAATGAATAATATCATCTTCAGTTTCCTTATCCTTATCTACTTGAACGTCCCATCTTACTGCCCATTCATTTAAACCTAAGTATTCAACAGAAATAGGGATGCTATTACTATGTGCAATTCTTGTCATAGCCTAATAATAAAATTTTAAGTTCTTTTATACTATAGTTTATTATAGGTTTATCCATTAAACCCAGGCTCTAACGCCAAAAATTCATCTTTTGTTTTAACTACGATCTTACCATAAAAACCTAACCGCGAACCGATAAACGAATACGAATGCGACGAACCATAACAAGCACCCGAACAGAAGACCCCGCAACAAGACCCATCGTCCGAATCACCCGACCGCGCAAAAACTTTTTTACCTGTACCATGATAGTAATAGTCTGCATAATATGTAGTGTCTGATCCACTGGAAATGTAAACAGGCATAATGTCCGCATAATCCCCGTGAGCAACACCTACAATCCAACCATCAGAAGAGGCAGCAGTATTGCTGCTAGAACTGGCAACAATTTGTCTTACATTTGTATATCCTGCAGATGTTAAACCGGCAAGGTCAGTATTTACCTTGAGACCTCCATCGTACACTATCCATTGTATATTAATAATATTAATCCCTTGTACGAATTCAAATTTACCATAGTAACAATCCTCAAGACCTAAGAAATTACTACTTTTACTAGACTTTCCATCCCTGTTACCTAATGACACTGTGGCACCTACCGAACTATTCCAAGAACGTGTACCACCGGAACAAGGTATGCTACCATTATTTGTACTTATATTAGTATTACCATATTTAGCACAGAATAAATTAGCAATAGTTTTATGGGCTCTATAATCAATCAATCCCCAATTCGAACCATTGGTCCGTGCTTGATTGAAAAAGGTTTCTATAGTTTGATTTCCAGTACTAGTCGCATCGGGTCTGCTGGTTAATTTACCGTCAGTATTATATGCTTCAAATACACCAATCAAACATTCTCTTTCTTCTTTATAAGAATCGGTAAGCTTTCTATCAGATATATACAATTTGAATTTACCTATACTCACTAGTTCTGTACGATAATAATATTTAGGGAAATGAACCATGTAATATACATAATGATAAGCACCAGTACGGTTAACAGTAGAACCATCTTCCCATTTATTACTATCCGTAGAATTTAAATAGGCAATAGCAGCAGAACCATCATTTTGAGGTAGTGCTAAACATCTTTTAAATTTACTAGTAAGACTAGTAATAACATCTAAATTACCACCTCTTTCTAGAGTGGTAGTACCTGCGGTTTCATTGAATTGAACCCACATAGCATAAGTTTCTTCTGCTAGAATCTTATAAGCTAGATTAACAGTTATATCTGAATACTCAGTTCCAGTATTCCCAGTTTGAATCTGTGGAGTATCATAGTTAGTTACTTCACCACCTTGGAAACGATACTCATAATTTTTAGGTAAAATAAAATTATGCGTACCTAAACTAAGTGGATGTGTCCACATTGCAGGAGTTAAACCTACTACAGGAGTAATTGTACCTTCATCTGCTGTAATGTTTAAAGTCACTTTAGTACCATAGTAAACATACGAAACATTCTGTGTAATACCAGTTGCTGTATGTGTCTCCTCCTCTGGAGTATCATACTTCCTATAAGTAGTATCTGTGTTCACTATCACTTCCCAACCAGCAACAGTAAATTGTTTACCAGTTGGTACATTAAAAGTATAAGTTAAATTTCCTGATAATGATTTAGTTACTGCACCTGATATTGAAATACTAGCATTATCTACAAATAATGTAGGATTATTACTAGTAACAGTAAGTGTAACTATTGTAGTATTATAAGTTAAAGTTACATTTCTAGTATTACCTGCTGTAGCTGTAAACGATTGTACTTCTGGAGTAGAATAGTCTGTAATATCACTGCATGTGATAGTATAATTAGAATTCACAGGAACAGTAATACTAAGTTCAGTTCCTTCCCATGTCAATTGCTTAGAAGCATTTTCATATGCCACAGTAATAGTGACACCATTAATATTAGAATCTGATGGTTGATTACTTGCAACAGTTATTTTAACAGTTTCATCTTTAGGTGCTGCTTCTACTTCTACCCATGTTCCATTCTGTCTAGCATACTGTTTACCATCTTTAGGTGCTGCTTCTACTTCTACCCATGTTCCATTCTGTCTAGCATACTGTTTACCATCTTTAGGTGCTTCTGTAACTACTAATTCATCAAAAGTGTTATCTGATAAATCAATCCATACTTCTTGTTCACCATCAGGCTGTGTACCTTCACTTACATATACTTCATCGGATATATCAGATTTTAAAGCATATTCACTGCCCTGTTTACCATCAAGTAAATCAGCATCTAAACCACTACCAACTCCATCCACTGTCTTTACTTTGGATAATACATCTGTAGCAGTATATGCAGAAGAATCTAATTTTGTATTAACCTGAGTAGTAGTAGCATAACCCTTTGCATTTAATTCAGTTTCGGTTACATATTCTTCAGGTACTGAAGTAAGATAATTGCCTTTTGGTTGATAAGTACTAGCTGCATCAGTCTTAGTCAAATACCCATTAAGGTCTACTGTTTCACTTAACTTATCCCAATCTGGAGTAGTTGAAGTAGCTACATAATTAGCCCCTGTATCTTCAAGATTATACACGTCACCGATACTTACATCTTTGGTAGGTAAAGCATTATAATTAGCTACAGAACCTTTTACTTTATATACTGAACCTATAGCAGCATTAATCTTTTGATCTACCTGTTCCTCAGTAATGATAGTAGGTTTATTAAGTATTTGTGCATCTCCAGATTCAGCATTCCAATCAGCATTGACGTTTACTTCAGCCCCTGCAGCAATACCAGCTAACTTAGTTTTATCTTCATTAGTGTAATCATTTGCGCTCAATTGTTTACCAGATACTTTATCTACTTTGGTATCTAACTTACTGTCTACATAAGTCTTATCAGCTTTACCAGAGATTTGTTCAGTAACATCTACTGCTGCTACAGTATCATCAACGTACTTCTTAGTAGCAGGACTATAATCTGTAATAGGAGTATACTCAACAGTACTACCCTTAGCTATATACCAATCATTATGAGTATGAGTAGTAATATTCCCAGTAAGCACAGCTTCTACATTCTGTTTGGTTACAGAAGCATCACTACCTGGGTCTCCTTTCTCTCCTTTTTCACCAGGATCCCCTTTTGGACCTTGTTCCCCAGGTGCACCATTAGCTCCTGGTTCACCTTTAGGACCAGGTTCTCCCTGTTCTCCCTTAGGTCCTGTTGGTCCTGCTGGTCCTTGAATACTACCTACATTACTCCACTTAGGGTTTGATACAACATTACCATTTTCACCGACATATACATATAGGTTACCAGAAATTAACCAAGCATCACCAGATACACCTTCTTGTGGTAATTGTGATTCAGAATCTAATTCTCCTTTAATATTTAATCCTGAACCAGTATCTCCCTTAGGTCCTTGTGGACCAGTATCTCCCTTAGGTCCTTGTGGACCAGGTTCTCCTTGTGGCCCTTGAATTCCCTGTATACCTTGCTCTCCTTGTTCACCTTTAGGTCCAACAGGCCCTTGTATACCTTGTTCACCCTTTTCACCTTTCTCACCTTTCAAAGAGATTAACCATTCAGCTTCTGTTCCTTCAAAACCATGCTGTACTGCTACTTGATATGCTGATAAACCTTGAATACCTTGTGCACCAGATAAGTCTGATATGAATTTCCATTCAGTATCTCCTTTTAGATACAATCGAGAATCTTCTTCATTTTCAACATCACCTGTATCAATCATTACAAATTGTCCCATCTTTACTTCAGGATTATTGTAATCATCTTCCATAGCTTGGATTGAAGGGTATGTCTTTACAATAGTAAATGCGTCACCAACGGCATTGATACCACTATCCTGATAAGTATCATTTACATAGTCATAGATATACCAATTACCATCTACAATCTTTGGTGGATTCTGAAGTACTTCTTTTGAGTCTTTTACAGCTTGTTTAGCATCTTTAACTGCATTAGGTACTTCTGCAAGCATTCTACTAAAATCTTCTTCAGTACCTGTATACCCATGCTCTATAGCATAATCATAAGCACTTCTACCAAACGCTGTATAACCACTATCAACATACTCATTATATGCAGAATCAAATACCCACCAATTACCGTTTTCTCCAATAATTGGACTTTTACCAGAAGCAGGTATACCTGTGTCACGATTATCTATCCACCAGTTACCATTAGAACCAATGAAAGGAGCAACAGCATCTTCACTAGTAGCATCTGTTAGTTTAACCCAAGACTTAATATCAGGATTATATACTTTAATTACTTTTCCTTTTGAATTTGCTCCCAAGTCTATCCAGTACCCAACTTCATTAGAATTGGGTACCATATAGCTTGCAAAGAATTCATAATATACATTATTCTTTATCATTACTGTATTGTTTATAGATTAAAGGTTCAGTTAGATACATACTGGTGAAAGGATAATCTTCTTTCTTTTGTCTAAGATCATTAATAAGATCTCTAAGAACTTGTCTTCTTTCTGCAACTTCCGTATAATTATATTGTGAAGAAGGTTCTTGTCCTAGTACCATTGCTTCTGCAGCCTTAGTCATTATATAATCAGTAGAAGCTAATTCTTCTTCTGCTTCTTTTAACGCTTCTTCTAGTTCCGCAGTAATGTAATATGTACACAATAATTCACCATTTTTGTAGAAATATCTCTTCATTAGATATTTTATAGCCTCATCGTGCGGATCTTCAACATCTACTACATCATAATAATTGAGGTCTAGATTGTTTATTAAAATGTCGATTTGATCAGTCATGTCTAAACCATTAAATTCATCACTATTTAATACATAACCATCACTCTTTCTTACTATTATCGTCATAACTTAAACATTAAATTGTTCTTGCATAATAAGTATCTGAAGCCGTAATTAAAAATCTTCTTGCCATAGCTTTATCCAATTTATAACTACTTATGTTTTTACCAGATTCATCAAACAGAGCCATACCAGAACTAGGAAAAATATTATATGAAGTACCCCAGTTAGAAGCATATAGTAACACTTCTATATTAAAATAATCGCTGCTACTTAAACCTAGATGTTGAGCTAATAATGATCTGGATGGTAAATATACTGTACTATAACTAGTACTGTAAATTTCAAATCTCCAACCATATCCTCCTCCACCGGAACTGCCAGCCGGCCAAACTAATTGGATACTATTGCTAGAAGCGCTGGGATTTAATTGTGCTTTACATGTATCATATACGCCATGTCTACTCCAAATAAAACCACTTGTGACAGCTAAACCGACAGCCCAACCTCGTGAGTTATTAGCACTGATAGTAGATCCTAAAATATAATCACCATAAATGTTATTAGTATAACTTATAGACATTGGAAGATTTTTACCATAAGTTGCTGGAGCAGAATTAATACCAAAACCGGCGTTAACTCCATCCCCACTACAATAATATCCGGAGTTACTTAATGACCATCCATCTCCTCTTAAACCATTACTAATTTGAACTCCGCCAATATCACCACTACTTGCTGATATTGTACCCGTAATATTAGCTTTAGTGGAAACCATACTTCCATCTTTTTTTATCCTAAAAGGCGCACTACCAGGACTAGATGCCGCATTACTACCGGCTGCTAAATGCACATCGCTTAATGGTGAAGTTCTACCATCTAAACGCATAGTATTAGATTGAGCATAAATATACTCATCTGCAAATTCCCAACCTGCAATAGTTGCTGTTTCTGCTAATAGTAGACCAGTAGCTATTGATTCGAAAGATGCTCCAAATCTTGTCCAGTACCTACCAGAAGTACCATCCACTGTAGTGTAACTATTTGATGGTTTATTACTGTTAGTAGCTACTGGTGCACTACCTCTATAATACTTATTCCACATGTAGTAATAGCTACCATCTTTAACAACATCTCTAACATTACCTGCATTGCCATCAGTCCATCCATAGGTTTTTCCAGATGCCCATTCACCTCTGTAATTTAATCCTGGTCCATCCAAACCAGCAGAACCCGGAGATCCAGGAGATCCTGGAGAACCAGCAGGGCCTCTATCTCCTTGTTCGCCATCTTTTCCACTTATCTTTACCGGAGTTGTCCATCTATAACCTGTAGTTTCATCTACTACTACAACTCCACCATTATTTGGATCTATGTTACCATGACTTTCCCATGTAGCGTAACTAGTAGAATATGTAGGATCAGGATACCAAGTATACCCGTTACTGGAAGTACCTGAAGAAGATGGTCTAGTAGACAATAACGGTCTATTTGGGGTACTATTAGTCATACAATATATAGATATTGGTTGATAACCTGCTGCACCACCTTTAGCTTTAGTAACAGTAAAATCACAAACATCTGCTTCCTTAGCATCAACTAAGAAATGAATTCTCCACACAGCAGTATCCGAAGTAAGAGATGTTACCGTTACTTTCTTATTGGTATTATCTACATTTACTGAACCATTACCACTCATTAATGTACCGGTAATAGAATAGTTATTATTCTCAATTTGTTCTATACCAAACCACAATCTAGCTTCAGTTACCGCTCTAGATAGTTCCGTAGGATCTACTTCCCCATTAAAGTTAGCTGCAACTGTATGAGCTTCATTGGTTAAAGCACCTCTGTAACCGCCTTCACCATCTTTACCGTCATACAGTTTATTGATGGTCATCATATCCATATATGTAGCACCTCCATTAGTAGATGTAACTTCACACTTAAAGGTTACTTCATTATTACCTGAGAAATAATTACCAGTGGGACTTACTAATAGGTTATTACCAGTTTCATTTACTAGTTCTTGCCAATCATTCGTACCAGGTAGAGCCCAGTACCAGTAAAACATGGGTGATTCTACATTAAACGCAGTAGCTAATAAATTAATTGTAGCTGGAACTGGAGTAGTAGCACCAGAAGCATATTTAAATACCTGTTCTCCTGTAACCATCACATACGCGGCATCTATGCCATCGAATCCAGATTCTCCGTCATGAGTTTTATTTATATACCAATCCTTAGTAAGGATAGTAGCATCTGTAACTTTGATAGTCAATCTTATAGTAGCACTTACTGTAGTAATTGTGCTTAACGTAATACGGTTATTTTGTATTTCAACTGTAGCATTTCCATTAATCGTAGAAGCTTCTATAGATACAATTTCTATAGGGTCTATACCATGATATGCATACACTTCTGTATAAATAGTATTTAAATTTACTAATGGAGTATTGCCAGATGAATCATAAGGTATATTTACAGTACTGTTTGTTAAATCTACATAATATGCATCTAATCCTTCAGCACCATTTGCTAATTTAGCAATTTGTATGTCATCATAATATTGACTGCCATCTGAATCCGTAACTACACAACGTACATTAGCTGTTCTTGTAGTAAATATTGTATGTGGTATTTCAGTACTTACATTATTGCCAATTATTTCTATCGGCTCGGTTAACAATCTCCATTCATATGTAGGATTAGTCATACCATAAGTATTACAATACAATACTACAGATGATGGAGTTGGTGTACCAGAGTAATCAGGAGTATCATATAAGAACAGTCTTGTACCAGTGATTTCAACCCATTTAGCTACATCATCACCAGGTTTACCTGAATCACCTTTTGATACTTGTAATTGCCACTCATCATTATCAGGACCTGGTACACTAGTAACTCCATCTTTCATAGCAATCCACAAACTACCTTGATATGTAACTTGATCATAATAGTTATAAGTAGTATCTGGATTCCATTCTCCACGATAAATAGGAACTCTAACTACATCACCTGTCTCTGTGGTTTGCATTAAAGTACCAACAAATTTACTTTCCTTTCCGATCACAGTACGATCTTTACCAGCTAGAGTAAAATCATCAATGTTATCATAGAAAGTAATTCTAGGAGCTCCTTCTCCTTTAGCAGAAATGAATATAGCATTACGTCTATCATTCATAGATGAATTCAATTCAGGATCTGCTTCTACCCTATGACCTAACAATAAAACTTTATCTCCTACTTCAGGATTAGCACTACCAGGTTCACATACACTTTTAGAAAGGACAATGTAGTTATTACCTACTTCAGATACCATTCTCCAGTATCTCTTTACATTCTTGCCATCAAATTTCTGGCATATAGCCTGGTCTCTTACTCTAAATTGATTGTATTTAGTACCATCTTCATCATCAAAATAGCAAGTCCAACCGTCACTGCCGTCTACTACTTCAACGATTTCCATATCAGCCATCGTGACTAATATATCTCCTCCAACAGCTTTTATTTCATTTACAATTAGTTCATTTACTGTCAGATTACCACGAACAAATAAATCATCTACTTCTAAATGCCATTTGGTATTTACGGGCCATAAGCTAGCACCTTCACCATCCCAACCAGATCTGAAAGTTTTACCACCCTGTATACCTGCTAAAAATGTAGTATAACCTGTTGCTGTATCACCATCTTTGCGTAGATAATCTTCTTTTACTTTACCTGAAGTATATATTGTACCATCGCTAGGTGCAGTAGTTTGCCCAGTTTTAATTAAAGGAAGCGATCCAGAACTACTCGAAGCAATATTATCTATCTGACATTCCAATTTACCTAAAGCTTGATTTAAAGTATCAGTAGTAGTTAAAGGATCAGCATTTTCACCTTTATAATACCCAGATAGTGGAAATATAGTACTAGTAGGTTGTGTATGAAAACCAGGTGCTTCACCACTACCACCGCCATTTGCAATTAAATCTGCTAATGCGGTAATGATGTTTTCATCTTCAATCAACCTATTTAATAGGTTTTGTAATTGTTCTTTAGTAGACTTATCATCAATAGTATCTATCCAACCCTGTACTGTATCATTAACTTCAGTTAAATCTTTATCGTGTTTATCTTCAAGAGTAATGATCTTATTGTTTAGTACATCATAGTAACTATTAATATTACTACTTAGATTATTAGTAACATTAGTATCTCCTTCTACTATCTTGTTGGATAGATCTACATAATTATTATCTACTTTGGTATCAAGATTAGCCACATCTTCTTCAATTCCATCTACTCTTTCATTAGTAGCAAATGTACCAGATAAACTAGTTTCAAAATCATCTTTATGAATTATCTTATTAGTTTTATCTTGTACAAGAGTTAGAATATCATTATCTTCAAAAGATGTAGTAACCTCAAATTGTGATATCTTTTTATTCATATTACTCTTGAATTATATGTTCTTCTACTTCTGTTAATATACAATCATCGTCGATATCTTTTTCTGGATAGAAATTAATTTGTTTTTTTAAACAACACATACATTCTATAATTTTATCTACATCTTCCTGAGTAATGGGAAAATCTTCATCATCTACTTTAGTACTTGCCCAACTAGATAATTTATCTAAATGCAACAATAATACTAAATTGGTAATAGAAACTCTATCCAGTTTTGCATTGTACTTAGTAGACTGATTAACTAATTCCCCAACCTTATTTACATAATTCACAATATCCATCTTTACAATTTTTACAGTCATTAATAGTACAATTGCATGTTCTCATATCAAGCAAGTTAAGCATTTCTTTATAATATCTATCTGCATCTTCTGTAAAGTCTAATGCTATAGCATTTTCATATAAAGTTTTCTTGAATAAGAACATCATGATTTTATCTTTCATCTTGTTATCTAAGCAGTTATGACAGTACTTTGTAAGTAATTTTACTTCTGCATAATACAAGCTATCGTTTATGTCATTCATATCAATCGTATATAAAAAGAAAAGGGATTAGGGATAACTTCCCCAATCCCTTTCATGGTTAAAAATTAATTAAATCCTTATTCAGATACTTCTGCACCAGAAATGAAAGATTTAATCATATTCACAAATAATTTATTTGTTTCGATCTGATCTTTTACAATGTACATTTCAACTGCCAGCGGAGTTGTTTTAATATATTGATTATCATCAGACAGATATTTATTATCCCATTCCATTGTAATAGTATCATATTCTGCACTCAAATCAGATCTAAATTCCGGAGCAATATAAGGATAGATACCATTAGCTCTATGAGTAATACCCCTGTAACCCATTGCTGCATCTTCACGATCTCTTACAATGTAAGCGTTACCCTTACCCGGGGTACCTTGAGTCTTAGCAATTGTCAGATTAGAAATCGGATACATTACGTTGCTCAATAAACCAGAAGGAATCGTTGTCCACATGAAAGCTTCTACAGATACCTGAGTATAACCATGATCCAAAGTAATACCTTCATTGTAAGGAATTTCTTTAGCTGTCAAAGTCAATACAGCTGCACTAGCGCTAGCAGTAACTCTAGCTTCTTTGTGTTTATTAATTTTCTTTACAAAAGCATCAACCAAATCCTTCGGAGTTGTAGTCTTAGCGATTACTTCATACGTATGAGTAAACTGACCCGGAGCTTCGTAAATGTCGTTATAAACTAAGCGTAAAACATAACGATGACCAACTTCTGGAGTTACATTAGTAGCAGTAATAACAATCTTATCTTCAGCTTTAGCAACGAAAGGAGTTACTACCAAAGTAGGATTAGAACCTTTTTGAATAGGCATAGAAAATCTAATTACAGATTTAGTGCTCTTAGCACCTTTCTGATCATATACATCTTCTTTACCTTCACAAACACCTACATAAATAGATTTAGCTGCTGCAGCTAATGCAGTAGATATTAAAATTTTCTTGTTTTCATCAAACAAAGCAATTGCACCATCTGCCAAAGCATCTGCAGTAGAAAAAGAAGCAGGAGCTGTTTTAGCAATCAGTACAGTATTCACGTGCTGTAACATAATATTAATTTGTTTTTAGTTAAACGGATATCCTAGTTTAACTGTATTTAACCCTTCTACTCCTGTGTTTCAAGTTTCCGCGTTAGGTTAAACTAAGAATTTAAAAAACGTATACTTACTCCATTGTTGAAACTTCGTTCATATACGATTGATATCTTGGATTAGCCTTATTTTCTAAGTATAATTCAGCCGCTATTTTTACGATTTCCTGATGAGTAGATACTGGCATATCCGTATATTCATCAAAAGGAGCCGTAGTAAGACTAATCCTTTTAGGAGTCCTCAAGTATGTGAGGATATAATTCTTTATATTGTAATTACCATCGGTATATAAATGGATTTCATTACCTTGATATAATCTCAAAGGTCTTGCTGAAGTACCATGTAATCTATACTCTGATAATGTATTTTGTCTTTGTCTATCAAAATTCTCAATAGTAGCTTCTAACACATCTGTGTGTTTAGTCCTAGGTTGACCATTTGGCCCCTTAGGCCAACAATTATTATTACTATAGATTACTGCGGTTTCACCTAAAGTAAACATATAATCTGTTGGTAATGTAACTACTTGTTCTTCTGGGAATGTTGTAAACTGATATGTCTTATTGGTTACAAGTGTACGAAGATCATCAATTCTTTTCTGATCCTGTTCAAATGCTGTACGCTTGTAATTAATACCTGAGTATCTAGTTTTAATAAACTTATCTAAACCAGCCATTAACCAATATTCAATATCTGCTGTAACTGGCTTCTCAATATTATTATCAAGTAAACCTATTTCGGTTTCAAATGCAGTTTGTAATTCAATGAACTTCATAATTATTCTCTATTACTTTGGTTAGATGGTTTAGTTTGCAATCTGTATTTACCTTCTGTGATAAACATATTAACAGCAAGGTCAACTATTTCACTGTGAACAGATTCAGGTAATTCACATTTTGAAGCACCAGTTGTAGTATTAAATCTTAATGGTTTTCTATAGTAAGTAAGAATAACACCGCTTAAAGTAGTATAGGCGTCTACTACTACTTCCATGTACATATATTTAGTAGTTGGATCAGATATTAAAGCTACTGCTGGTTGTCTTACAATTGGTGTATTATAAGCAGTCTTCATAAACTTTGGTAGATCCCTATATTTTACTAATTGATTATCTACTTTAGTTTCAGTAGTATACTGCTTATAAGTACCTTTTACTTTACTTACGGAGTGTACGTATAAGAAATATTCATCAGTAGTAGAATAGGGTAGTCTATATCTAGCTATACCGTTTGATGTAGAACCGCTTTGTGTGAGTTCTCTTTCAACCAATAAACTTTTAATAGAATCTGTATTTCTAGTTTGAGTATTGGTTTCAACTTCCATTTGATCATCACCTACATAGTTCATCATTACATAGCGATCCTGTGCTTCATTAAGTATAGAAAAAATCAAATCTGAATTTGGTTTATTTTCTATAGTGAGATCTGGACTAATAAGTTGGAGTCTACGTTCAAACTCCATTTGCATTTCCTTGCTACTCATATTATTCTGCTAATTGTGCCACATACTGTGGGTGTGATTGAACTCTTGGTGATTCTATATTTTCTAATGCCATATCAGCAGCTAACTTAACCACTTCATATTGCATATACTCTGGTATTTCATCCATGCCCGAAGTAATATCCTGATTATTTAATCTCTTAGGATATGCTAGATAAGTTAAGTCGATAGTATAGGGACCTGTCATAAGATCCCTATCCACGAACACTATCAACTTATTATCTTCTAGTATAGCAACAGGTTCTTCTATCCAAGGTTTGTTATTATATGTCTCTAAGAACCTCATTGCGTTTTCATGACTTATTAGTTTTACATTAGCTAATTTACTACCAAAGTGTAATGTACCTTGAATAAAATACATACGTTTATCTTGAGTTTGACTACCATAAGTAATAGTAGATTTAAAGTCATTGAGCATTAATCTATTACTAGTTGTTTCACTCAATAGTGTTAAACCTTTATCCGTTTTTACTAAACCTTCAAGGTCTGATACACGTTTACTATTTTCTTCAAAAGGAGTTCTAATAGTATTATTGCCCGTAAACTTGGTAGCTATTTTACTGAGGTATGCAGCATATAACCAATAATCTATTTCCTCAGGTAAAAAAGAAGGACAACCAGACATACCAATATTAACGGCATTCTTGTCAGCTTCTATTTTAAATGCTATATGTAATTCACTAATATTCATAATTATTTAGATTCAATTTCTTGCATGATTGCCATTTTGATATCTTGATTAGCCTTTTCATTTAAGAAACTAATAGCATCGTCTTGGCTTCTACCAATCACGTCAGTACCATAATAGTATACATTTTTTGACTTACGAATTACATTCTTACTAATTGCAGTCTCTAAAATGTATTGAGTATCTTTATTTTTGTTATCAATCCACAGTAGGAAGAATTTACGAGGATCTTTTTCAATCAATTCAAACAACTTGCTTTCTACTAATTCATTGCTAATGTTGTCTGACTTATGACCATAAATACGTAAACATTTACGCATCTCTTCGAGAGACATCTTATTAAATTCTGCAAATGCTTCACGTTTAATTTTGTTAAGTTTGTTAGCAGCTTCTGCTTCCACATCGGTGTTAACTAACACATAATCATGTTGAGGTCTGATATTGCTTAAACCAGTTGCAACTCTTTTATGATTTTTTAAAAACAGATACGCTAATTCATCTTCAGGTTTTTCAGTATGCAAAAAAGTATCTTTAGCTCCTAATCTTACACTATAAGTTTTCCAAAAAGAACTAGTAGGTGCTAAATGACCTTCTTCATAACCCATAACTTTTTCAAGTCTACGAGCATCTTCTTCACTTAAACCTGTATGAATGTTACCAGCTCTTGTCCAATATGTACCAATATAATCGTAACAATTTTTATATTTAGCTATTCCAGCCCACGGATTTACTCGGGCGAATTTTAATACTACTTCCATAATTTTATTGTTTAAATAATAATCGGGGGCTAATGCCCCCTCTTATTAATATTTTTAATTTTCTAAAACATGTACAGGAAAATGAGTTTTATGCCTCAACATCCATGATGAGCTCCCCACATGCACGGGGATCGAACAAGCAAATGCCCATCTCACCTAACAAATGCACGCTATAGCCATCCTTTGCGTTTGATCTAACTGTACTTGCGTTCTTACCATAACCAGCACCGGGAGCAACAGAACCTGAAGTATTCCAGATTACCATTTCACGATCTTTTCTAACTACCTTAACGATGTTAGATTTACCATCTCTACGACCCAGATCCAAGAATGTCATTCTATAAGATTCCAGCGGTTTACCAGAAACTGGATGCAACAAACGATTATAAGTTGTATCATCATACAGCGGGAAACGTTTCAATGTCAATTCGATACCATTAGTCATTTTGTAAGTAACAAACTGACCACCTAATACTAAAGACTGACCTGAACCAGTTACAAACTTAGTATCAATTAAATTCATAGTAGCAGCTTTCTGTTTCAAAACTCTATCGAATTCTCTCATACCCATCTCACCAGTCAAAGCAACAAACTTACGTTCATCGGTACCTAAAACATTATAAGATAGGTCAAACAAGAAGTCTTCCAATAGTTCAGCTGTCAATTCAGTGTAATAACGTCTATTAGACGGAGCAATCTGCTGCAACAAACCTGCAGGAATATATACCGGACGACCATTAGTACCCAGTAAAGAAGTAGAGCCATCTTTGTTTACGTTACTCTTGGAGTAAACCAACATACGTTCACATCTCTTAGACCATTCTCTCATAGCTTTCCATTCCTGATAATCAGACCACAAGTAAGAAGTCTTACCTGTTTTAGGATCTTTTAAAGCGATCCACAGTACTGTAGAATAAGCTGTACCTGTAATATCATAATCCAGACGAGTAGTAAACAAGAAGTTTCTCATCTTGAAATGAGTATTATAGTTCAGGATATCACCTTCTTCGCTGTATTCTTCATAAGCAGAAGCCAAACGAGATACCTGATGACCAGATACTAAATATTCACCAGGAATATAAGAACTAGATTGTCCATCAGCAATGAAACAAGTGTAAACCCATTCGTTACCATCCTGATAAGGTGCACCAGATACACGTACCTGATAGTTTCTGTCATCGAATTCCAAGATAGCACCTGGACCAAACCATTTATCTTCCAACCATAACATGATAGGTGTGTTACCCAAACCTGCCATAACTGTATCTGCATTAGCGGCAGTAATTTCTTGTCCATTCCACTTTGCAGAACGAATAGTTACAGCTCTATCGGTATCAATCATTACGTTCCATTCGTAATCTCTCTGATCAATTGACATTACGTTACCAAGACCACCAGTAATAGCGTCTAAAGACGTACTATAACCATCATCCTTAGAACCAAATACATAAGAAATAACACGTGTTACTTCATACGGTCTAGTTAACATTGCATTTGAAATCATGTTTTCATCTACAAGATCTGAAAACCATTTACCTCTACCGATCTGTAAATTATTTAAAATTCCGTTATCCATAAATATTAATAAAATTTATTTAATTAAAGTAGTTGTACTGCGCGACTAAATATAGAGTTAGAGGAGTTGGTATTGATTCTTCTTGTACCTTTACTAACACCCGTAGATCTGAGACTCTGTTTCAGATTTTTAATAGCTGAGCTAGTACCCATTTTCTTAGCAGTATCAAGTAAAGTGTCGCCTTTCATTGTAAAATAGGCAGACTCTATTAAATTTTTTACGCTTTTTGAATAATCTTTTTGATATTGAGTTTTACCATTAGCATCTGCTTTGAATATATATGCAAGTAAAGCTTTCTTATCTTTCTCGGGAACTTTAATTCCACGAATGTCTTTCATAGCGTTTATTTCACCGACAACGTCGTCCATAAACTTTTGTTGACGAGCTACCATTTGCTCATGTTGCTTTCTCTGATCTTCTAATAGCTGTTCCTTTTTGGTCTCTTCTATCTCCTTCATTGCTTCCAGAGCATCTTCAGCTTCGTCTTCTAAGATGCCAGCGTCTTCGTATTTTTCGATTTTACGAGCAATCTGCTTTTCGTTAAAACCTTTTTCAGCTAATAGCATCTTAACAATTTGCTTCTGATTACTTTCAATTGTAGTATCAAAGTTTTCATAATCGATCTCTGGAGTAAGAGTAAAATAATCATTAAGATCGCCGCCATTGCGTACAAATTCATCCAGTTTAGCCACGTCTTCATTGGCATACTGAGGAACTGATTGTTCTTTGATAACTTCTTTAAAATAGTTAACCAATTCTTCTACAGTCTTTGGTTTCTCTTCTTCTTCATCGTCATCAAATTCCCATTCTAATTCTTCAGCAATAGCATCGAATAATGCTGTAACTTTAGAAGATTCTTCTTCATCTACATCATCATCGTTATCATCGATATTATTGACATCATCATCTTCTTCTACTTTCTTAGTTTTCTTATTCTTTGTTTTATCGTCATCGTCGATGTTATCATCAATATCATTTACATCGTCATCATCATCAACCTCATCTTCTTCAGGTTCCTGCTTCTTGTTCTTGGCACCTGGAGTGGCTGGTCTAGCTTTTGCTGATTGTCTTTTCAATTCTTCTAACTCCTCATCAGTCATCGCATCGGGATCGTCCGGAGTAGGAGTAATTGTAGTCGTGTTAGAATGATCTTCTACAAACATATTAGATATTGCTTCAAATCCAAATAGTGTATCATTACTATTGTTATCCATAATTGTAATTAATTAGATTATTTTTTCTTTTTACCTTTATTCCATTTAGCAGCGTTTTGCGCAAATATAGCTCTTTTACGTGTTAAAGGATTTTTACTATGAGTTAATTCTTCAGTACTTTTACCTGTTCTCTTCTTAAGAGCGTTAAACTTACCTTTGTTTTTCTTCTTTATATGTATCCCACCATCTTTATAAGTTGGTATTGGATATAAGGGATAAATTTCTTCCATATTGATTATTCTTTATTTATTTCATATCCGGCAACAGGTAATAATAATGGAGTAATAAATTCCATTGGAGTTAAATTATTTATCCTATCTACAAATCTAGATTTGTTTCTATACATGTTGTATTGCAATTTATTAGCATTATTAACAACACCTGTATTTCTAGGATCAAATAAAAAATCTTCAATAGTATTTTGATTAACCTTTGAACTCCAGTCATGTATCTTACCTTCATTTACTAAAGCTCTTTTCAAATGCAACATATGGGATTTTGATTCACTAGGATCTAATAAATACGCTTGCATGTTTGGATTAATATTAATTCCTTTATTACGTAATTCTCCTGGACCCATAATATTACCTTCATCTAGTAAATATGTTAAATAACGATTGTTTGCATCTGATGCCAATTGATCAGCTAAATGCCCTAATTCATGATTTGCTGTTCCTGGTAAATATTGTAATGGATCTATAGTAATAACATAATCATCAACTACAGGTCCATAGTCTTGCACATCTCGTACTCTACTTATTTTTGCATTTTTATTACCTGGCAATTCTGCATATTTAATATATTTACCACGATTTGTCATATCTCTTGCAGCTATTCTTTTGTATGCATCAAGATAATCTGTACCATACGCAGTATCAATTCCTTTTACTAACTCATAAGTTTTCTTATCTGGTAGTACCGCATCTTCTATAGTCTTATTAATTTCTTTTTCATATTTCTTGATATTTCTATCTCGTCTTATTACTTCAGAAAATTCAGAATCATAATCACTTTCCTCTTTGACTTTTTTCTTATTCTTTGATGTTTTACTACGAGCCTTTTCTGCCAAAATAGAAGGATATTCATCAACCATACTACTATGTATTTCAATAGGAGTGTTTAATGTGTTACTTACTCTAGATTTTATTTTTCTTAAACCCTTACCAACACCCCAAGGAATGGCATTCATTAATGTACTTACTGCGGCATTACCATAATTACCTTTTTCTAATTCTTCTGCAGTAGTAATTGCATCTTTTATATAACCAACAGGAGTTACATATGCTTCAGGTTGAACTAATTCTGCTTTACCGGATATTTGCTGCTGTCTCTTATAATACTCTGGAGTACCTGGAGTAAGACCTAACTCTTTAGGCGGCTTTACTTTCTTACCGCCCTCTTCATATGCGGGAACTATTTGATCCCAGGTAATGATAGGATTAACCTCTTTGTAAGGTTCATTGAAGTTATTTACAGAAGTTATTGGTGTCAAGAATAAAGCTCTTTCCGCGTCTCTTCGTTTTCTTGCTCCTTTGTTTATTGGGTCAGTATAATCAGCATCAATTTGATTAGCCACCTCTTTCCAATTTTCTTCTTTAAGTGCTGTTTGCATTTTATCACTATTTCTATAATTCCCTTCACCAAAATTATAGAAATAACTAAACAAAGCATCTCTTTGATTACCATTTAATTTATTAAAATTTGGAGTGCTTTCTATAAATGGAACAACTCTTTTTGATAATTCTTCTGTTAATATACTATCGGCTTCCAAGCGAGTGATTTCTTGATTCTTATACTTATTTATAATATATGGATCTGTAAAACCATATCCCACAGTAAGTTTTGAATCCCCTTTTGGTATTATTGGACTTGGAATAAATCCTTCACGTTTTATAATGAAATCAATAATGTATGGGCTTGGAGTATATTTACCGTCTTCGTATCCAGGAATTGAATCGAATTGTGATTTAATATCAAAATAGCTAGCATTAGGATTTTCAGCTCTAACCGCATCATATATTTGTTTACGCTCTTTTAATGTTAGATCTGACCATTTCATAATTATTTATTTTCTTCAGGAAATAACCAATGTTCAGTATAGAAATGATAATAGTTTTTATCTTTACATACTTTAGAATGTAATCCTGCATGTATTAAACTAGGTAAACCTATTACTAATAAATACAAGGGACCTAAGATTTTCGATTGTCTAGTATGGCCCAATTCGTGACGCAAATGCTTAATATTATTAACAATAATATAATTCCCAAGAGTGATGCCACTCCGCATATTACTAGATAGCTTACATTTAATACACTCACCACAAGTTTCTTTAGTACAGATTTCATAACCTTTATAGCAATGATACAAGGCTAACCCCAGTAAATTCTGGGGTAATTGCCAAGTATACAATGCTGCGTTTTTAATTTTATTTAACAGCTTTTTCATATTACTTACCTGTTTTACCAGTTTTACCACCTTTCTTGCTTCCGCCTTTCTTACTTCCACATGCCATAATTAATTCCTCCTATTTTTTAGTTTTAGATTTAGCCTCTCCTGCCACTTTGTTTTTAAGGGCTGTCTTGGCTTTTAATTTTTCACGTTCCATTGCAGCTTTATCTTTAAGAATCTGCAACTTCTTAGCTTCTTCTAATTTACGTTTTTCTAAAGCTATTCTTTCACGTTCAATAGTAGCTTTAAGTTTTTCAGCTTCTTTCTGTGCTTCTATCTTGCGTTGCTCTATTGCTTTCTTATTATCTTCAGCTCGCATCTTATTTGCAATATCCATTTGTTTAGTCATTGCATCAGATACAGCTTTTTGTCTTTCAATTTCTTGTTTACCTATTTCTACAGGATCGGGTATGCCATTCATATCCTGATCCATATTCTCAGAACCACGATAAGCATTCAATTGAGCAACAGTAATCTTAGTAGCATTATCTTGATCAATTTTATATTTTTCAAGATCCATTTCAGCCTCTTTAAGCATAAGTTCTTGTTCTTTAACTTCATTCTGCATCTGAACAAGTTGCTGTTGCTGTTGTGCTTCTTGCTCTTGTAAAGCCTGTTGCTGTTGCATTCTATTATTCTCGATATCTCTAAGCTTAGATTTAATCATGCTTAAGTTATCCAGAGTAATGATCTCAGCAATATCTAATAATGATGCACCATTCTGCATTGCAGGTTGAATCAAACTATGTAATTGTTCGATTGCTTGATTGTCCTTAGTACTATCAGATACAAATATGTCAAAATCTTCGTAACAAAAATTATCATCTATTTGTAAGAATACTCTTGTAACGTCATCTTGCATATAATGTAAATACTTTTTAGTATCTTTCCAAGCATACTTAGATGTATCTAATAACATTGATAAAACTCTTTTCTTTACCTGATTGTGTAACCAGAACCAAGGCTCAGTAATGTGTGCGGATTGAACTACAGATCTTTCAACGTTACCTACTAATTCATTACTAGAAATAGCTCCTTGTCTCTGAGGAGATACACCAGATAATTCTGATACCATTTGTTCTATCTTATCTAGCAATCCAATATAAGTATTAATAGTATTGGCCATACTAGCATCAATAGAAGCCCATTGATTGTATGGTGATGGTTTACCACCCTCTCTACCAGGAATGTTCCATCCTTCTTCATACGGATTTACAAATACTACGCCCAGCGCATTCATATAATGCATCCACTTATCAACATCAATACCCATACTTTTTGGTATTTGAGTCACATCAATCACTGGAAGTTTACCTTTATCTCTCGCTATAGCTAATTCTAAACGATACCACAAGATAATATACATATACTGTAACGGTTTCATAATAGCTACTAGAGATTTAGCTTTACTATTGGTATTACTGTAAGCCACTCCAGTGTAAGGTAATTTACCAGAATTTAATGTAGAACTATTTTCAAACTGGTATTCTACAGGTTGCATTCCAAAGTAAAGTGCATCTTCATCACCTTCATCTGCAGTTCTATATCCTTCCCAAGTTTCAGTAATCCATTTCCATTCAACATCTATTTCATTACCTGTTTCTTTATAAGTTTCATCTACTTCAAATTCTTCAACTGTTTCTGTTTCAGGATTTAAAATAGTTACAAAACCTATTTTCTTAAACGATTTCCAGCATACATGATATAATATAACATCATCTAATACTCTGTCTTCTAGATATCCATTAATTGAATTATATCTATTTAAAGTAATATGATTATAATCATCAACAGAATTCTTATCAGGACCGTAGCCAGAGGTAGGTTTCTGACCTACCAATTCTAATAAATGATTTAACTGTTTTTCATCTAGTTTATCATAATAATCATCATACAAACTAGCTACTGATGTACGTATTCTTCTTACACACCAAGATGCTTCATCTACAAATTCAATACCTTCTTCTGCAGGATATTTAAAGTCCATAGTATTGACTCTCTCTGCGAATGGATCACCATTTCTAATACCTACGTAATAGAATTCCAATCCACCACATAAAGCATCTTTAAATCCTTTTTCAAATTCGTGTGGTAAATTTAATTTTTTCCATAAGAAGTTCAAAGAATTGTATGCAGTTATTTCTGCAACATCTTTATAACTTTTAGTGAGATATTCTTGTATTTTTTCTGGTGTCTGTATTTCGCCTGTTTGTAAAGCTTGTTGAAATCTTTGTTGTTCTTCTGGACCTAATTGAGCCATCATTGCTGCTTGTGCATATTCCAGTAACATTTGTTTAGCTTTCTCTTGAATATCTCCAGCAGCAGCATCACTGGTTCTACACACATTGTAGTTAAAAGGTCTCTTTGTTTCTTCTCCTAATAGTAAATCTATTTTAGGTCTAATTATATTATAGTCCTGAGCCATTGCTGGAAAACCATCATCTTGGTTAAAAGGATTTGTAACATACTTAAGATCTTTTTCATTATATATACTATTATATAAATCATAATAACTCTGTAATTCCTCTTCATCTGGAATTGAGTTAGCAGAAGAAAAACCAGATATACCTATAAAATAGTCTACACAATCTCTACGCCATTCCTCTGTCTTTTTAGACATAGGTAGCTTTTGTACAGGCATGTTTGATATATTTCTTTCCATATTAGTTAGTAAACATATAAGTGGTTGTACTAAAACTGTTATTTATCTGTGGCTCATAAGTATTATCGTAATTTTTAAATAAAGGAGCATTAAATAATCTAATCTGTTTCTCCTTTTCAGTCTTTTGTTTTACTTGATAATTATACAATTGTTCTTTGTATATCATAATCTGTAGTAATGCCATTACTCGGTCTACATTAATTTTTTCATTATATTTGATTAATTCCTCAAGTAATGGTTCAGACATAATGGTATTTAACCTTAAGGTATCGTTACCAAGATCTTCTTCAAGCCATTCTTTTATTCTATCAATACCCCAAGCTTTAATCTCTTTTGTCATATGACAGCCTTTTCCTCTGTTTACTTTAGAGGAATTAGTGATATCTCGTATGATATCTGGTTGATCAGCTAATAAGTAATTACAATGCTTATTATTAAAATAAGTAAAAATACCAGTATTCTGATTTTCTACCATTGCTTTAGCATTATAATACTTAAGTAACTTACGAACATTCTCATAGAACTCTTCAGCTGTTTTAGGTCTACCAGTATATTCTGCTACTATAACATCTTGGTATGATTCAAAGTCTTGAAATCGTTTGTATATCAAACAGCAACCTAAAGAGTTAGTACCAGATTGATCTTGATCGTATGGGTCAATACCAGCTACATATAAACCAAAAGGTGCATCTTTCACAGGATGCTCCCATATCACCACTGCCCCTGTAGGATTAGCAGTTTTAGGTAAAGGAAACTCTTTTATATCATTTTTATTTTTTGAGATATTCCATACTATTTCTCCTTTTACCTCAGTAAGGTATCCTACTTGTTTAGCATTAGCTAATTTCTTATTAGTTCTTATCTTAGCTAATTGCTTCTGTAATTCCTTCTTAGGGAATATATTACCTGATAATTCAGTAAAAGCTTCAGCTGGTGTCTCTGAATGTTCAGCACAATATCTATCTACTTGTTGAGAACTCTTAGCGCTTTTTAATTCTTCTTCTCTAAGATTTAATATGAATTCTCTAGCTTTTTCATGTAATGTGTTGCCATCTTCATCCATATATAATCTCTTACCATTCTTATCACGTATATCTAGATTAGTATGCTGCGGTACAAAAAATCCACACGGTTTACCACCTTGTGCTCCTTCATCCCATATATTATCAAATTCTATACAGTTAAATGCTTTAGGATCATAAAACGCATTTCTTAAACCCGCTACATTATCACCTTCATCACCACCTGTACCAAACATAATCATCAAACCAAATGCTACACCATCCTGTTCTACAGAAGGTCTAGCAATTTGCCACGCTGCTTCTAATTGATTATTAGATCCAGCTTCTTCCCATAAGATTAATTTACCAGCTTTACCACGGACTGAATCAGGATTATCTTTAATAGATACACCCATTATCTCAGACTTATAACCTGTTTCTACTTTGTTACCATAATCATCAGTAACAAGCATAGAAGCTCTACGTCTCATGGATGTATTTGATACTTGTCTCTTTTTACCCCAAGCTGTATTACCATCAATAAAATCCATGTAATCCCAAGCCTTAGTAAGAATACCATCTTCTGTTAAATACTGTTTATTAGCAGCATATACATATGATTTTGAATTAGGTATTAGAAAGAAGTTTCTACATAGCATAGCACCACCTTTGTAACTAAAACCTTTACGTCTAGCTTTTGCTACGCATAAGTGTTTACCTTGATTCTCAGCTTCTTCTATAGATAAGAAATAGTAATAATCATAATCATAAAAATCAGGAAAAGCTGTTTCACGAGTCTTCTTTACTACATCATGTCCTTTTGCATCTTTTGTAATCTTATAGATAATTCTTTGAATAGGACAGTAATTAAGATAAAAATAATTATAACCTGTAATATAATCACCATCATCCGCAGTAAATCCATTAATACATCTATCCATTTCAGTTTCCCAAAACGAGAAGTATTCTGAAGTTCCTTTAGGGTATAAACAGTAAGAGCCGGTCTCCATAAACTGGATGGCCGGCTGTCTAAATTTATTTGAATTTATTATCTTCTTACTGAAATCAACCATGTTACTTTTTCTTAAACCAATTTTTGATCTTTTGCCAGGTTGAAATTTTAACAGGTGCTTTTTCTGGAATTGGCATACTACCCTTACAAGGTGTATCTAAATATTCCTGATGTCTTTTATATGCTTCTGTAAAATCCAGAGTAATAGTACCATTAGCCTTGGCAGTTTTGCCAGATGTCTTAGTCTTAGCCATATCTTTATAATTTTATGCAGCAACGCTGCTTGGTTTTTAATGTTTTAAATTGTGTTTATATTGTTACAACTACTTCGGAATCTCGAACGGATTCAATTCTCCGCCACCTCTTACTTTTGAATTTGTTAATTCTTCTGCTCTTACAGAAGCTTCAAGTAAATCTAGAGATTTTATAGTATTACCTAATGAACCCATACCTGCTAATATATCTTTTACTTTCTTTTCATCAAGTTCATCAGCTAAGGATTCACTATAGTATCTAGATATACTTTCTAATTTCTTTCTAGCATTTTGCAGTAGTTGTAGTGTTAAGGTGTTTGCAAATGCGATATAAGCTTGTTCAGCTTCAATTACTTCTTTAGGAAGTTTTATATTTTTATCTCCAAATAGTTCTTGCTTCAATCTTGGTTCTATTTTATCACTGTCCATACTTTGGACATAAGGACTATCATATTTGTTTTTAAGAACTATATATGAGATATATTTAGTAGCCATTTCTTTATCTGCCTTATCGGCATCCCACACCTTTTTAAAGGCTGGGATACCTAGGGCATCATTGTGTATAACTACTTTTCCTGCAAGAATATCAAATAGTTTCATTAGTTCGGACAGCAATCACAACAAACTTTTTCACAATCACCGCAATCACGTACTTTTCGATAATTATGTCTCATTTCTTTTAATTCTGCGAATCTATTAATAGCAGAGGCACAAGGTACAATTACAATTTCAGGAGCTTTATCTTTTTCTGTAGTATAAGCTTTGAACAACAAACAAGGTTCAGTAATTTCGTATTTCTTACCTTCATAAAACAATTCCCCAGCTTCAGGTAAAATATAGTAATAATCAATTATATCATAGTTTTCAACATTATCTTGAATATTTTCAAGAGAACCATCTTTACTACTTAACAAATTGTTATATCTTAAATTGTAAATCATATTAATCAAATTTTATATATCTTAATTTATAGTGTCTATTTAAAGCATCAACAGCTTCTTGTTTAGTGTAAAACATATTTACATACTCTGGATTACGACTGTAGTTATTTATTATCTCCTTCAGTTGTTCCGCTATCTCGTCCTGATTCTTGTGTCTCATTTTCTATTGTATTATCTGATGAACCAAAACCGTTTTCACCTCTATCCCCCTTAGTCAACTCTTCAACCAGAGTAGGTTCAATAGTAGGATAAGGCATAATGATCAACTGTGCAATCTTTTCACCTGGTTGATAGATAGTAGGCAATGCATCAGTAGTAAGTTTAAACTTACACATGATTTCACCTCTGTAACCAGCATCTACTACACCTACACAGTTACACAATGATAACGATCTCTGAGATACAGATGATCTCATAAAGATAAAACCTACATATCCTTCAGGGATCTCTACTGCTAAATCAGTATGATATACTAATACCATTTTACCACTCTTATCAAATTCCTGAGTAAACCTAGTAGCGGTTAGATCTAATCCAGCATCATTTGGGTTAGCGTAAGTAGGTAATACCGCATCTTGTGTTAATTTCTTAAACTTTACTTCCATGTTATTTTCTTACTATATTATTTCCTAATATTATTTCCGTCATCTGTGCTGCTAAATTTGCAACATAGTCTTCAGCAAATTGACTTTCATTAACTTTAGATTGAATCTGCAGCAGTAAATTTAATATTATGGATTGATTAAATAATATCTTATCTAATTTTTCTTCCATATTCCATTTTTTTCTCTTTCCTCAAATTCTTTCCAAAGACTCTTAAGTAGATTAGCTTGCTGTCTACCTATTGTTTCAATTCCATAATTATCATAACCGTTGTCACTACCATCATCGAATAAAGTATGATAAGAAGAATCAATCAGATAAAATAGATTCTTATCTTTATTATCTCTACGAATTGATAACGAACCATATTTAGCATACAATGAAGTATTTTTCATTACTGAAGTTTTTTCAAAATTATCAGTAATTTTTTTATTTTCTCCTTCTTTTAAGGAAATATCTTTTGTAGAGAAATCATTAACTGATTGTGTTATTCCTATTTCTTTGGCTATTGCATCTGAAATTTCTTTAGAGATACAATCCTTGTCTCTATTTTTACTTAACCACAGTAAAGCTATAGCATTCCAGGCTACTTGTGCCAGATGTCTACATCCTGTTTCCTCATCAAACTCATCATGTTCAGCGGCATACAAATGTCTTAATAAAGCTCCTTTATAACGTTCGTAACCATTATCAAGATTCTGCCAATTATTATCACCATACTTCTTAGCTCCTTCTGTATATACTCTAGCTATGTCTTCAAGACAATCTAATGGTATTAATTCCCATCTTGTTTTATCATCTTTTCTGTCGTTTTTCTTTCCTTCCATCGTAAATATTCTTCTAATTGATCCACATACCAAGTAACTAAATACGCATATTGTTCATTTCCCTCATCATAACCTTCAGTATTCATTCTAAGAAAATCATAAACTGCATCTGCATAATGAATTGATTCGTGAGCTAATGTGGAACATTCTACTTTAGATTTTAATACTATTAGTATGCCCATGCTTCCACTTTTCTTTTCTGCTACCAAATAAGTAACCCCTAATGCATTATTTGGTTTATCTGGTGTTTCACATTTATCTTCATTTTGAAGATGTTTAGTAGTTAAGAAAAAGTCAAAGAATTGAGTTATTTCATCCCAATTATCTATATCTGATATATAAAGATTTATTGGATACAAATTCTGAAATAGTAGAATATTACGAGGTTTGTTCAATTTCTTTGCCATATTTCTTTTTAGGTTTTATCTTGAAAAGATAACTAAACATTATTGGTTTGATATCATCAGCATTACTTATCTTTTCATTTGCAAACTTAAATGGATGATTACATATTACTTCTACTACTTGATAAGGTATGTTATATTTGTTAGCTAATTGGGTATATATGCTAATTCTTTTTTGAGAAATCATATGCTATTTTATAGTTTTCATTCCAAAGTAAATCATTTGGATTACTACTTGAATCTATAGAATTAGGTCTAAGCGTATTAGCAAATATTTTTACTGTATCAAAATAATCATTAGCATCAAAAACAACTAAAGAATTTAATAAATTAATTTCTTCTTTTGTATAGTCTTCTTTTGGTTCTAAGATTATTAATTTATCATAATTATTGTTACCTTTAGTAATAGGAAAACATAATTCTATTTCTCTTAGAAAGAAAGAAAAATTATTATATGGTAATTCTTTATGAAATAACTTACTAAATAGTTTAGTTATTCTTGAATGTTCTTTCCAAAGTAGAAAACTACCAGGTTTAATTTTCAGAGTTTCCATATTTTATTTTTAATATAATAGTCAACTGGACTCTATCACCAATAATAATGGGTATTAAAGCTTTGTTCACACACAATTCATCTTCTGCAGGACCAGCTTTTAATATCCCTTTATCTTTGAAAGACTTAATGTATCTACTCAGGTTATCTTTAGTAATACCTAGATTCTCAATAATCCATTTTCTATTGTGTCTATTAGCTACATTTTTATTTGTGTTTGGTTCTTTTTCATATTCAATATCCATTCTAATCAATGTAGCCATTAACTCTAATTCTCTATCGGTTAACCTGAGTATGCCATTAAGTGTATGTAAGAATTCTGTTATAAGTTCATCCTTGTTGACTTGTTTAACAAGCTTATTCATTTATAATAGATTCAAATTTATTTAGAACTTTCATCAGATTAAAGTAAACAGTATCATGTTCTACTTTTTGACATGTAGGCATTTTACCTGCTTCATATTTTTCTTCAACTACTTTATTACGTTGATTATATTTATTCTGTAATCTCTTAATTTCTGTATAAAGCTTTTTTACTTTATCAGAATTGTTATCAATTTTATCTTCCTTAGTAGGAGATAAAAGACCTGCTTTTGTATAGTTATCGATCACTTTTGCAGAAATAACCATACTCTTTGCCGAATAAGTGTTGTCTGTAGTTTTCTCTGAACTCATGATGAAATTTTCATTTTCTTTATTATAAGAAAATACATCATCTACTTCTGCACATCCAAAAGGTTTAATAACTTTATACTCTGTAATCATATTACTTATTTTTAAATTCGTTAATTGCAAGTTGTATCCACTTATTAATATCAAATTCAGTATCACCTTCTTTAATCGTAGTACCGTTACTAGTATATTGTTTAGGTTGCTGAAAGATATTATATAAACTTAGTGCATCTTGCACGGATAAATCGATAGAATCAATTACTTCACTATTAATATCATTAATGTCTTTAATCACATTCAATCTAATTTGCCCATTTGGAAGGAGAGTTATAAGCTTACTATAATCTCCTAACATGTTTTGTATCACTTGTTGTATCATGACTCTATAACGTAATAGTTGTGTTTTTGTTGCAACTTTTTACAAATAAAAAGGGGTTAAGTAAAACCTAACCCCTAGTGACACCACATACAACCACGATTTAATTAAAAGACTAACGCTTTAGTCTAGTTTATTTTTTAATAAAAGCTACTACATTATATGGATTTACTAACTGAGAATCTTTAAATAGATCAAAATCAATTGTAGATTTTCTAGAGTAAGCTATAATATCACCTACTTCAGGATGATTGTTAGGATCTGTCCATTGATAGTTAGCTGGAATTGCTAACACTATACCTTTCTTAAAGGTTGTAGGTACTTTCTCTGTAACTGTTTCACTATCTGTAATCTGATAGCCATTTTCATCTGTTTCCCCAGTATTGATAGGCTTTGTTATTTCTTTTTCAATGTATTCTTCTGGTAACGGTTTTACCAAAATATCTTTAATAAATTGAAACTCTAACTTAGACAGTACTGTATTTAATAATTCTTTATCTTCTGTATTCATGAATAACTTAATTTAATTGGTTACTATAACGTAATAACTCTTGAAAATGTTCCAAAAATATTATAATTTGTATTTTAGTATATTACCACCGGTGCAGCATATATCTAAAGCTATCTTTGGACAATGTTCTTTATCTTCAAAGACACATCCATCACAACTACCACTAGGTTGAGGGTGTACTATGTATTCAATATCGTTGATTGTTACTAAGCCTTTTAATATAGCTTCTTTAGCCTCTGGTTCTCCCATTTCTAATCTAATCATAATTAAACTCTCCATCACAAGGATCTATATCAAGCTCTTCATCATTGCAATAGTTATAATCTATATCATCCATAATAGTATTAAGTTAAGTGATCTAGAGTAAGAGTAGATAGTTTATAATTTATTATCTTTACTCTGGATTATATATCTATTACTATCTATTACTCAGTAACAGATAACGTTTGATATATCAATTTTGTTCCACTTTTAGTAAAATAAAAATAATTTTAACATTATTTATGATTATTTAACTTTTTTAATTGTTCTTTTTGTTCTTTCAGTATCTTTTGAAAATTCTCCCAACCTTTTATTCCAGTATATATACCCTTACCTATACAATATATACCATTACATATAGGACCAATTCGACAATAATTCTCAATGTTTTTACTACATTCTTCAAATTTATCTAATGTTGTAGGTTTATCTGTTAACATAATTTAACTATTTTTAACTTTCTAATTCTGGCATGATGTCTATCATATATAATATATCTAATCCACCACCCATATAATCTGCATAGTTTATAATATATAATTGTCCACTTTTATCTCTATATACACCTTCCCAACCTAGACTTCCTTTACTTTTACCTATATACTCTAAGTTGTATTCTTTCTCTAATTGTGAGAAATAACCAGTAGCTATTTCATTGTATATCATATCTTATAATTTAAAAGGGTTAATAAATCATAAAATTTGTTAATATTATCGAAATATAATGTATAACAAATCTTAAAATATGTTAAATTTTCAAAATAATTATTTAAAGATATTGCAGATATCTTAATACATTTATCACCATTTACTTTGGTATGTTCATCTATAATAAAACTTAATATTTCAAAATCACTATATTCGTAGTACCATAGTTTATTAGATTCATTATAAGTAAATCCTTTCTCTAATAGTTCTTTTTTAATTGCTTCTATCATGTTCGTGTTTATTTATGTGTTTGTAAACTAATTTTGCCCATTCTTTAACTGCTTTTCATGTGAGTCTGCACAAACCATATAGTTTCTAAATTGTATACAATGTTTACGAAAATATTCAACATTACATAACATTTTTAGTGCTTCCTCAAAATCCTTTGCTGTGAAGTCTCTCCAAACTACTGTATTATCAAATTTTACTTGATTGTTTTTCATAAGTGTCTAATATAATATTCATTACTTAAACGCATATGTGGGGATATAGTTCAAAAAATATTTTATAAAAAATTTTGAATAGTATGATGATGAGAGCGTGAAGTAGTACTAAATCAAGTCCCCTCTCCTAACAAGTAGGGGAAATACCCCCTTCAAAGAGTTACTGTGTTTAAAAACCTCGCGATGATATAAGGTTAATCGTATAAGAACATGGCTTCTATCAAAGAGCAATCAACAGCTAAGTATCGGCTGATTTCAGCTGAAATCAAAGAATCTAAGGACGGTAAGACTAAATACGTTGTGGCAGACTTTGCACGTACCAACTTAGATAGAATGTTAGCTCCACAAGAAAATGGTATCAGACTGCAAATATTGCCTAAATACGGTATTGCAGAAGATGAAGCAAATGCTTATCTACAAATGTGGGTAGATGAGGCAAAGAAAGGCACTTATGAAACGTACATTGGTACGTATATCGTAGGTGATTATGAACCATTCTTGCGTAAAGATAGTGAGGGTAAATGGCTTACCCGCAAGAAAGACGGTAAAGACGTTAAAATCCAGTTCACAGATGTAACAATCTACTGGTTTAGTGACGAAGACGGCACTCCGATAAAGGGTAATAACTACATTGTACGTCGTGCTGATAACTTATTCCAGAATAGTACACGTATTGTTACTGTTGCTGAGTATAAGAAACAGCAGGCAGCTGCTAAAGCAGCTAAAGAGGCAGCACAACAGGCTAAAGACGCACTTGTTAATGATGCCGAAGGCGGTGACGACGACTTGATGTGATAAGGTAAGTAGTAGTGTGGGAGAGAAGAACTCTCTCTCACTACTACATTTTCACACCTTTAACACCTTATCCCGTTAAGAATTTATATAATATATAGCGTAATTTAAATTCAGTCACAATATGTCCAACAATAAAAACGATAATACAGGATGCTATTTACAGATAATTATTGTACTAATATTCATAATATTGTACATACTATCACAATGGCATTTTGGTGAGTTGTTAGATAATTTCTAATAAATAGTGATCATACAAATTTGCTACCAATAGTACATGAAGTAAAACTACCTTTTATGATTTAAGTTTTCAGCGTCTTATAGTTTAATTTAGACTATAAGTTTCAGTGAAGATTCTAACTGAGTAATGCGTATCAGAATCATTAAAAAACTCAATAACTTCCCAAGACATTGAGGGCACCAGTTTCTTATAGGTTACGCATGTGAGGACGAACATACTCCTTGCGATATAAGTTTTAGGTGTAAAATGCACGGTTCAATAAGCATTTATTTATAATCAGGCTCGACAGATACATAGCGTATCGGAGCGACGAGTATTGGGAGCGATACTCTAAATGATTAAAAAAGATATAGGGTATGCTACGTAAGTAGTACTATATCAATTAAAGACATAGATTATCATAGATGATGTTGTCAGTGCAACACTCTTGATATATGCTATGCCATACTTCAGTACTTTGTTATATTGGTTCAGCAATATAACACCACTGAAAGTGCTGTTGTATGATATTGTAATGGGTGCCCACCCAGCCATGTAGTGATACTGTATCAATTTCTGAAAAAATACAGAAAGGCTATCACTACATGGTTAATATTAATGTAGCCATTCAATAGAATGAGAGTCCAAAGCCTCTATAAATACAGATGGATATTAATTTTAATTAAATAATTATCACAATGAAAGAGTTATATGTATTAATATCATGGCCTGAAATACAAGATTTTATGGAACATGAAAGATGGGAAGAGTGTATATTTTGCCAAGAAATAGAAGGACATCCTTGTCCTGATAGTACTTATGCAGTACCGGTAAATCTATACAAAGAAATCTATAATATACAATGAAAACATTAATAATAGCTACAATTCCTATTGTTTTTGCGATAGTTTGCTATATGCTATGTATATTATTACAGTATATAGACTATCGTAAAAAACGATTACCAAAAGAAAAATATAGTGAATTCTGTAAGAGAGTTTACACAAGATATTTATAGTTAACTGTCTTTTGAATATCTACTCCTCACAGTCGATTTCCTATATCGACTTATCATTGTGAAATGATTATTCCTCGCTAAGTAATAGTTAGTAAGTATGCGTTGATGCGCCAAGGTACAGGTTAGGAGACTTGTATACTGAACACTATTACTCTCACCTCTCCAAAGTAATGACAACCTCATCGTAGTTACTCACTCCTGCTTAATTTTATCGTTTATCGTTTGCCATAATCACACAAGAGTAACGGGTTTTGGAGTCCAGTATTATAAGACCAGTGGAACACTAACACATAGTAATATGTATAGCATACTGGCATAGAAGCTAATAGTCATTATTCTCTGAATATTAAATTCATAATATATATGGTTAGATTAATATTAGAGAACAAGTACGAAACCAGTTGGTTTCAACAGTTTCGATTTCTCAAAGCAGAACTCGAACTAAAACTACGAGAATGTATTAAATTGTTTTACCATATTAAAAAAGGAAGAACAATATTAGTACAACCTTGTAAAGATGAACTTCCTCTAAATTTGAAGCTTGATGTTTCATATCATAGATTAAAACCTTATTTCTATGTAGAAATGTCAGATATATCTTCAGTATTTAATAGTTTAGTTGATGCAAATCACTATACTTGTTATATTGTAGATTACTATAGAGGATATCGTATTTACATTTCTCGTACGTAAATTTAAAGAGTGAGTATTACATTAATTCCTGTATTTGCTTTTACTCACTCTTTTATCTTGAATATTAATTTAAAACATTCATATTATGAAAATAGAAATCAAATTTGGAAAAGATTACACCTGTTGGTATTTAACTCCAGCTATTGGTATAGGGAATTTTAGTCTTTCTACTATTATTGGTATAGCTTTCTTATGTTTTAGTATAGAATTAAAAGTTTATAAATCATGAAAGCAGAACGTGGTAGTTTAATACAACAGCTTATAGGTAGAAAAGTAACTATCATAAGCCACAATTTAGTAGGAACGATCATATATATAGATATTGCTAAACATAGCAGATCTGTGAATATACTATTAAGGGTTAAAAGACTTGATAAACGGTCTTACAAGAGCATTATAGAAGATAAAGAGATATCTCTTAGTCTTACAAGCTTATTAAAAGATGTCAGGTTACATGCCTTAATATAACTTTTATTGAACTAATTATTCATTAAAAGACATAGTCTTATAGAAAGACAATATCCGAATTAACTTGTTGAATATGTAAATTATAGACTCTATCTCGGATGACATGTGAATGGACTAGAGATTAACTTAACCATAGTATAGTAATATAATAGCAGCTTGACGGCGTTAGCGAAACTATTACTATTACTGTGGTTATTTATTATTAATGCATTTAAATCAATTAAATCATGAGAATAAAACTTTTATTTAAACAAGATGGTATAATTAATCGAAGACTTTACCAAGTAAAGTTTCTAAAAGATCTATTTGGTTTAGGTTTAAAGGAAGCTAAAGATGCTGTAGATAGTGGAGAATTTATTCCACAATGTGAATGTGATGGAAATATAATCGAAATGATTCGAAGTTGTAATGCCAATATTGAAGTAGAAACACTTCCTTCTCCAATAAAAGCAGAAGAAGCATTTCAATTAACAATTTATTCACATCTACAAAATCTATTCCCTCAAGAATGTATTCTTCTTAATAAGAAAGAATATGAAAAAGAGCGTGAAGAATTAATGAAATATAAATCTTCATACTTAGATCTTATAGGAAGTATATGTAGTGTTATAGATAAATTTCCAAAAAATAATTGATTTATATCAATTATATAGTTCAATTTTTATTAATTAATAAACGTTTATCAAAAAATGGAAAATGAACAAGGTTCAGGAGCCTTTAAAGGCTTCGTGTCGGTAGTATTAGTACTACTGTTAGTATGTGCAGGTATTTGCACTTACAAGTATGTCAAGGGAGAAATCCCTGGTATTACACAAAATTCCACTACTGAGGAATTTATTGAATCTGAAATGCAAGCTGTGCCTACAGTGGAAGAAGCTATGCAAGAATGGAATGATCTTAAAGAATCATCCAGGTGTTACGAAGTTTATAGTAACTTTCCACCGGCAATAATGCAAGCATTGTTTGAAAAATTGGGTACGCAAGAACCTGTGAAAAGTTATGTATATGAATACGAACATAATAGGGAGTATTACATATCATTACAGATTGCTAAACAATTAGAAAAACAAGGACTCGATAATCCTGGAGTAGATGGCAAAAGAATTGAAGGAGTAGAAATAACTACAAAGTTAAAGAAAGAAAAGGAACCTGAGAAGGTACCAATTCCAGCAAAAGCTGCCAAGGATACAATAGTGTATCAATAACCGTTTACAACTTCATTATTTCTTCAGTGGCTGTACTTGCATGTGAATGTAGGTGCAGTCGTCCTCAGAAAATGACAACCATGTGGGGCGTAAGTAATTGTATAGACATTTATATTTATTAAATACGACATATAAATATATTTGAATATTCGTATTTATGCAATTATGATCGTGCGGACGTTAAAATCATGGAGATGATAAGAATTGTACTGACAATACAATTCTGCTGTATCTTAAAACAAGTTTTGATAGTCAAATTTTCCTAAACCAATCCTCGTTATTAGGTAAAATTTCTTTTTGTTTATGTATTGCTACAACAATACCCTCACTGTTCATTCGTTATTTGCATTGTAGTTGTAGATACAATGCCGTCATCAAATGTCAAATTTAAAAACAATCCAAAAAATGAAAGGAATTGTATTAATTGTGATGCCAGATGCATCACAACACGTAGAAGTAAAAATACCTAATGGTATTGCTCCTGCACAGTTTGATGCGATTATGAATCGTATTAAGCACGACTTCTTTACGACAGTAAAACCACAAGCTGATGCTGATTCATTAGTTGTTACAACTTATGATGAAAGTGAAGCAAATGCTATACTGTCAAATGCAACATCTATTAATGCTGCAAAAGTATTAATTGACGTTGTAGGTAATCCTCAAGACTCTGATTGGAGTGGAAGATTCTTTACACTCTATGGTAACGGAGATCCGAAAGTAGCACAGGCAATCCTATTCTTAAAACAGAATATGGATGCTTCAGCACAGAATTATCTTAAATCTAATGGTTTAGGATGGTTATGTGACTTCTTAGGTCTTGGTATAACCAAATTTAGATTCTAATGGGAAAGACATTTAAAGACATGAAAGCATCCAAATCTTTACGAGAAAATAAAAATTCTCATAAGAAGCGGATGCTTCCTTACAAAAGAGAGAATAAAAAATATGATGAAACTCGCCAGTAACATCAAATATTTTTATTATATGGTGATTATCCCCAAGAAAGTGTAAAAGTCCAGAGTCCTAAGACAAATCAAAGCTATATGAAGATATATAGTACGTCGATAAAGTAGTTGGGATATTGTCGAAATAAGTTAAATGAATAAGACAAACACTTTCTTTTTATTCGCATCTTAAAACAATCAAATATGAAAAGTAAAAAGAAATTATTTTTGTGGTTATATATACCACAAAATAGTAAAGTACAGTTTGATCCTTACAAGAGTTCTGTAACTCGAGTAGAAGTAGAATGTACTTTTAAAAAAGTGATACGTGATAAACATTCACCAATTGTAGAGTATACTTATACTCATCCACGACTTAATAAAAAGCTTACAGGTATAGTACCTATGGCTTTATGGGAGGCATAATATGATAAGAGAGATTATAGAATATATAGTATTCTTTATATGGATCTTTGGCTTTGTTATGTCATATGCGTTTGGTGATATTCCTGCGATACTATATATCGTAATCTCTCTTATAATTATGTGTCGTATTCATATACGAGGCTTAAAAAAACTATTTTTATTAATAATTAAATCAATTAATTATGCGGACGAAAAACAAGATTACACGAGAACAACATCGTGTAAAGAAAGCACAGAAACAAGAAAGTAAAGTCTTGTATTTTGCACAAGATCCTCAGGTAAGTTCTCGCATCCTTGCCGTTCTCCATGTTGGAGCTACCAAAAGTGCTGTTCCTTTGTATGAAAAGAAACAGGGAACAAAAGACATCTTTGTCTATAATAGAAAGACGAAGAAAAAGGAAAAGAAAAAAATTACCACAAGTATTCATGTATTTAATGGACAAGCCATTAAAGAAATTGAAAGATTTAAGGTAATTTGTGGTTCAAACGGTAAAATGGGAACTTGGTACAATACTATTTCTGGTGTACGCGATGCCAGAGCTGGTGTTGAAGTTTCTGAAGCTCAAAAGTTCTGTAGAACTAGAGTGGGCAGAAAACTAACAAATGAAGAATTTCTTAAATTGTATCCACAGCAATGTAATGCATTTAAAGAAATCTTCAAAACAGAATATAATAACCTTATTAAAAAGTAAAAAGTATGGGTTGGCTTGATAATTGGATTGTTGGATCTGTTGAAGCTGAGTTTGCCTCTGACAAAGATCCACCAGAAGAAAGAAAAAGTAGAATTAAAAAATTAATACGAGAAGAATTAAATAAA